CCTGAGTCATTATCTCCCCCTGCATTGACGATTGTATCTACTTTAATTTCACTTGCCATTATGCTAAATCTCCAAATAAAGATGAGTTCATTACAGTGTCATCATTATTGCCATGACTTCTTGCTGATACTGCTTTGTAAGAACTTGTAGTGCAAGTCGTACATCCACCAATTCTAGGATAATTTTTATTTCCATCGCTTCTGTCCAAATGAGGAGAGTTATTACCAACGTAAGTAGTATTACCCATATTATTAGTCAAAGACACTAAGACAACAGCAGTTGCCTCATCAGTTTGAGAAGCTGTGTTAAAAGTATCCCCTGCTGTATTTGAACCTATTGTTGTTCCAACTTGGTCAAAAACTGAAAACTGTTTAGCTAACCCCTGCTGTAAATTAGTAGTCGCAGATGTACCTTCACCCAAGACACTTATACTGCCACCTGTGGTGCTACCTTTTAAATTATCTACTCTAAGTTCACTTGTCATAATATTGTATAAAATCCATTAACTGTTAGCGTTGCTGATGCACCGACTGTAATAGGTCCTGCTGATAGGGCATTGGTTGTGCTACTGATTGTTATGTCAGCACTGATAGTCTGACCATTGGTTCGTATGATGCTGTCGTTACCCAAGAATGGATACCGTGAATCTGCCTCTGCTTTGGTATAACTATTGGCTATGCTAAATGCATCGTAGGCTACTATCTCTATAACATCGTTAACGGATGCACCTGTAACTAATACGACTGTCGTGCCTGTTGTGGAGGTATAGTCTGTTGCAGGTTTAAGTAATATACCATTCTGATAGACATCGACATACTCACCATCTGAATATGTGAGCGTATTGGAATTAGCATCCGAACCAGAGAAAGATGTCTGCCCTGCTGTGGCTTGGTATATGAAGCGTGTTCTAACGCCTTGGTTGGGTGCTTTTCCTATGTATGGCATATTGTTATCCTATCTTACTTGCGTCATCTCTTGCTTTACGATTTTTGTAGTCACTTCGTGCAAGAACTAATTTAACAAAGTCAGCTTGATTGCTTGGGATTGGGTCAGTAAAAGAACTGTCGTTCATCAACTTATCTGTCCACTCTCTTTGCATCCTCTTCCAACAGTTGTTTAATTTACCGTCTACTGCGTTCTGTATCCATGTATCCAACCCTGCGTTGTCTGTATCTGTATACAAGTCGTTTGCTAGTATTTGTTGTTGTAGGTCTGTTAGTGTAACTGTTTTTGTGTGATTTGCCATTTTAATCTCCTTTAAGATATGTTATTTCGCATTGGCATATTAACAGGCTAGGTAGCCTGAAAATGTACTTCCTGTTTGAACGTCACATTGTGCTGTTCCGTTATTAGGAATTCCTATTTGAACTTTTGCTGTATCATTTGCGTCCATATCTGCTAAAACTGCTATACACATTGTGTAGTAGGGAGCATCTCCATTATTGGCTTCATAGCTTTCTGGGTCTATTGTGTGAAAATAGTTACGATTAGATGTAGAGAGTATTACATCAAAATAGTTGTTAGCAGCATCCATGTTTTGAACATATATAGTTGTGTTTAATTGATACCTTCCTGTGACTGGTGCAGTAAAAGTGTTGGATGCAAAGTCAGCGTTTTGGTCAAATCTTTCTGTGCCAAATACGACATCTGTGATAGCGTTAATAGGTATATTATTTTGAGCAGAAGCAGGTTGGGCTAGGAACGCAGGTTGTAGTGGCTTAGTGATTGCACCAGTAGCATCAATAACCATGTGTGATGTAGTGCCTAGTGTGGAGCCAAGACCTATAGTTAAACTGTCAGAACTATCATCTAGTCCTATATGAAAGTCTTGAGCGTTACCATCAAATATAATAGACCTATCTGACGCTGCTCCTCCCCCTAGTGTTAGGGGATTATCTACTCCACCACCTCGTACTTTAGTTAACGCCATAATTTACCTCATGCGTAAGGGCTTGTACCCAATGTGCTTGTATCCCAAGCTGCTTTTAGTTTAGCCACAGTGTCTGCGTTTGTTATAGCCGATGCAGCAGGGGCATCTCTCAATGCCTTCTTCTTTGCTACAGAGGCTGCTTGTGCTGTTGAATCACTTGCTTCCAATGCTTTCATATAGACTACATCTTCTGCTTCTAACAAAGGCTTACGAACTTCTCTGATCTTCTCTTTGAATATCTTCTTAGCCTCCGTCATGTCTTCGGATATCACGGAACCACTGAGCTTCCATGCGTTTCTAAAATGTCTGTCAGATGGCACAGTTGCAGTAGACGCATCTATGGTTGCCCCATCCTTATCTGTTATAAATGTTTTGGTCATTAGTCTCTCCTATGCCACTTGTTGATCTATCTTCCAAGCATTTCTCCATGTTCGATGTTGGGGAAGTTGCTCTTTCTTTACTATCAGCAAACGCTTTCTATTGGCTTGCTCATAATCTCTCCACACCGTTTCAGGTATGTCTTTCTGTATTAGGTACTCTATTGCTTCTTCTTCTGTCATAGCTTTAACAGGTTCCGTGTTATGCAACAAGTATCCTCTTGTATGCTTTACAAAGTCAGGCTTTGCTTCGTCCTTCTTGAGTTCCCAATAGACCCACACAGGTGGTAGTATCCCACCATTCAATGCACAAGCCATCCAATTAGGGTCAGGGTGTGTCACCTTTGCAGGTTCATCTAGGTTGTCAGGGTCTTCCCATACAATGCAATACTCACTTCTGTATGGCTCTAGATTTTGCTTTGCCCACCCTAGTCTATCCCATAAATGTGTTCCTTGAAATTCTGGTGTCATGCTAAATCTCCAAAGTAGGCTAACGACATAAACTCTGAATCTGTTTGAGTTTGGTCTGTATTTCTTGAGTCAAATTCTGCTTGGGTTGTGTTTTTAGTTGCGTCATGGTTAAAATATAAAGACACCACATAAGACCCTCCATCATGCGTTCCTCCTCCAACATGGGTATATGTGGAATTATTAAAAGCATTAGTTACATTCATTTGCATTTTTCCTGTGGCATTGTCTGTTATAGATGCAAAGTTAAAACTGTCATTAAATGCTGCTGTACCATCATTGTCAAAGTTGTTCCAAGCCTTACACAGCCCCTCTTGCACATTCGTAGTGGTAATATTCCCTGCACCTGCAACAATAGTGATGCTGTTCTTTGCATCCATTCCCTCTAGGGCATTTGTTCTTAGGGTACTCATGCCAAGTCTCCCATAACAATTAAGTCACACATAAACGCATCTATTAAAGAACTAGCATATGCAGTCACTAAAATTGAACCAGTAGTCTTTGAACTAAGACCACCTGCATAATGGTTATCAAAACCGTCAACACCATATCCACTCTGATACATTACTCCTGCCCAATCATCATTTGCCATATCGTTGTTTATACTTACTGTAGTTTTTCCTGTTCCACCATCAGTTATACCACTTACGTTAAAACTATCTCTGATAGCTTGAGTGCTTGTTTGATTCCAATCACACCATGCTTTACCCAACCCCTGCTGTAAGTTGGTAGTTGTAGAGTTACCCTCTCCTGTGACGGCAATAGACCCTGCTGTTGATGTGCCTGTGAGTGTGTTTGTTTTGAGAGTTGCCATTATGCTAAATCTCCATTTACAGAACTAGCGTGTTTTCTGTCTATATATGCACCAGAGTGATAAGAGTTCTGCTTATAACTACCTGTCGCAACTGAGTCAATCCAAGGTGCTATATCCGTCTGATTATCAATATATGAATGGGTTGGACAATAATCATCATTACTCATATTATTTGAAATGTTGATTGTTTGTTGACCTGTATTTGTATCTGTCAAAGAAGAAACATTAAAACTATCCTCTAATGCTGTACCATCTGCTGTTGTTTTATTCCAAGATTTAATTAATCCTTGCACAAGATTCTGTGTCGCTGCTCCACCATCAGAACGAAAGGTAGAATCATTATTCATAATAGACACAGTAGTTCTACCAGAAGTATCTACAGTTTGAGCCGTAGTGCCATTCGTATGCTTTATATTTTGTACTAGAAGATTACTCATAGTATTGCTACGTTTCCTCCAGAGTTAATCGTCAGTGTAATACCACTTGCTATGGTCAGAGGTCCTGTGACGTTAGCATTTTCTGTAGCCTCTATTGTCGTATTCACATCTAATGTCTGAGCATTGGTTCTAAACATACCACCGTTCTTAAATGTACCTTTGTTCTGTGTGGGTATCGTAATACTTGTATCTGTTGCACCTAGATAGATAACAAAGATATTACCTGTTCCAGTTGATGGGGCTGCCGTAAACGTAAGGCTTGTACCATTGGGTACGGTAAATGCGTCTACACTCTCCTGTATAACACCGTCAACGCTTACTACTATGTCTTCCTGATTAACAGTCTGGTTTAACGTAAAGACCGTTGTAGAGTTATCTCCGTTAAACTCCTGCGTTGCAGGTCTTGATGAAAAACTAGAACCAACTTGACTACCAATATATGGCATAACTCCTCCTATGTGCTAATGGCATCCACAAAGCTAACGTAACAATTCAAAGACGCATCCGTGTTTGACTGCACAAATAACTGGTCACCGTTTTGTAAAACTATTTTACTGCCACCATCTATCAACTCTAAACTTGATCCAGAGGGAATGGGTGCATTCTTTATTAAATATACATCTAAGTCACTACCACCTGCTGCTGCTGTTCTTACAAAACAATCCACAGTTATCTGCGAGGTAAGTATATTTGCCATTCTTATTCCTACAATGGCATCATCAGAATCTGAGTCAAAAACTGCTCTCGCTGTAGTTCCTATATTGATATCGCTAGTGCTGTCTTTCGCTACTGCTCTTTCAAAATCTTGTGCCATCTATCCTCCTTTACAATGCTATCGCCATTGCTGTGGCAAAACCTTTAGTGGCTGCTCCTATATCAGATACAACCTCTGATGCACTTCTACTCTCTAAACCGTTAGCTGTAAATCGTGCAAACTCATCGTCAGCTACACTTGCACTGTCAATCTTAACTGCGTTTGTATTTGATATACCAAAAGTAAGAGAGGCTTGCCCTCCTATGTCACTTAATACTTCTGAGGTGCTTCTACTTTCTAATCCGTTAGCCGTAAATCTAGCGTATTCATCATCTGCTACACTGGAGCTATCTATCTTAACCGCATTGGTGTTGCTTATTCCAAAGGTCAATGATGCTTGACCTCCTATATCTGACAACACCTCAGATGCTGATCGACCCTCTATCGCTGTTCCATCTATTCTTAGAAAGTCGTTATCCGCTGCACCTGATGTAAATGTTGCAACATTTCCACTACTTATACCTCCACTTGGTATGTCCGATGTTAACGCCACTGTTCCTGCTGAACTTGGCAAGGTAACTGTTACATCTGTTGTAGAAGCAGGTCCGATTAATGTTACAGCATTTGTGCCGTTGTCTGTGTCTTCCTTAAACAGTATTGATCCTGCTGCTGATGACGAGCCTGATAAAACAGGTGCTGTTAATGTTTTGTTTGTTAAGGTAGCCGTTGACGATGTTGATACTAAACGAGCATCACCACCTGTACTTGGTAAAGTTAGCGTGTTTGAGGCACTCTCTGAATGAGGGGCTGCCTTTACTATCTGACCATGACTATTGTTCTCACAGTTAAACTGTATAGCTCCCTGATTGGTATTACCTTTTACCGTAACATGTCCTGTGCCGTTTGGAGCTAACTCTAAGTCTGCATTGGATGTGGTTACAATATCGTTGCCATTCAAGTCCAAATTGCCACCCAACTGAGGACTCGTATCGCTTACTACATCCACACCTGTAAGACTTGCACCACTACCACTAAAAGCAGTGGCTGTTACCGTGCCTCCTATAGCAACATTGTTACTACCATCTTCAACGACAATCTTACTTGCAGGAACGGTTATAAATACATCCTTTGTTCCTGCCCCAAAGTTTACCAGATTATTGCTGTTAGAACTCGCTATTACAGATCGTGCTAACGTAGTACCAGAAGAGGTAAATGTTCCTAGACCAACCTCAAAAGCACCATTGGTATTATCAACAATAGAATAGTAGGTTGTATCAGAATTAGATAGATTAGCAGTAAAAGTCTCAAAGTTTGTAACTGCACCTGCCAAGGTGATTGTTCCTGTGCCTGTTGTCGTTGTTGTTTCACGAACTCTATCTGCTATTACAAATGCCATTATGCTATCCTTATTATTGCATTACTTGAGTCAGCCGTTGGAAAAACTACAGTAAAATCACCAGAAGATGCCGACTTATCGGCTCCAAAATCTAAAACACATACAGATGTATCACCAGTGGTGTCTTCATTAAATATTAACGCCCCTCTAGCTGTAAGCGTTACATTGCTAAATGTAAGATCAGTAAAATCTGTAAGAGCCGTTGTGCTTGATGTGCTAGGGTCTACTCTTGTTAAGGTTCCACCCTTTGCTGTGTAGTTTGTTCCTGATACTTCATTACTTGTTGTATATTGTGTGGTTCCTTCACCTAAACTCGCACTTGATGTATACAAGGCTAATTTAAAAGTATTACCCCCACTGTTTAGAAAATTGTGCTTTCCCTCTAGTAATTCTTTTTTAAAGGACGTACACATTGCCTGTGTTATAGCCATTATAGTCTCCTTATATGTTCTGCAAGCTGTTCTTGACCTGCATCTTTGATAGCGTTGTAGATAGTTGTTCTGTCTGATTTTATAGCTTCTTTCATGTAAAACGCTATAACTTTTTCTAGGTGTTCTTTGAAGGCTCTTGCCTGTTGTCTGACTTCTGGTGTAGCTGTATCACTTACTTCTACTATTTTATCAGAACATCTCTTAGCTATTTCTTCTGGAGTAAAGCCTCTGTTTTCTGTGGTGTGTACATTAACTATAGGTGTTTTAGGTAGTTCCATTAACATTACATTATCCTTGGTTCACCGTTTCTATAACTGTCTCTTTTGTTTCTGCCATCAGCCAACTGTTTTAATCCCTCTAGTGCCTCATCGTACCGTGTTTTGTAAAAGCCCACTATGTCTGGCTCACCTTTCATAAACGTAGCCGCTTCAACTAAGCTACCATAAAGAAGAGTGGACTCTGCATTATCACCAAGCCAGGATGTGGATGATGTAACTATGGATGGTGGATCATAGTAGTAGTGCAGTTGCACTGTGTATGTCGAGTCTGGGGTAGGAGCTATCAAAAAGTTATCCCCATCGAACAATGAGTAGTATACAGGTAAACCTGATGTCGCTGTAGCAGGATACGCTTCTCTAATAAAGTTTACATCTTTTGGTAGCAAGAACGAATAGTTACTACTACCATCTACAACAGCAATCGAAAATACAGCTAGAAAATCTGTTGGCTTTGCTAAGAACCTATTACTTGTAGAAAGAGATGTTGTTACGTTCTTTCTAAGCTCTGGTATAAGTATAGATCGATATATTCTTTCTTCTGTTTGCTTTACAAAGTTAGGAATATTGCTGACAAAAGTCGTTTCCGTGTTATCAGTATATTCTTTTATGGCTGCCGTTAGTTCTGTGTAGTTCATTTTTTGCTCTTGCCTTTTGCGTATAGATTATCAAAAATCTGGTTAACATCCAAGACATAATCTAAATCGGACTTTGAATAGTGTATATGTTGCGATGGCAAGAAGTCAGGAGGTCCTTCTCCTGTTTCAAACCACGCAGGATGCGTTACTCGCACTCTGTTGTTTGGTAGCGCAACGATGTTACCTGTCCATTCTCCTGCATCTAATAGCTCTAATACATGACTTTGTTTGTGTTGGGCAGGATCATCAGCTATCTCACTATCTGTATAGTCCACAGTAAAATAATATTTAGCAGGATACATCTTACCATCTATCTTAGCCAACCAAGGGCATGGTGTAGCTCTGTCCATTACATACACAGCGTGGGTACGGGAGGAACAATCCCACGGTTGTGCCATATGAACAGGCATTGGTTTTGCCCAATCTTCTACTGGAGTATCTCCTACTAAAGCTGTAATCGGCATCCTAGCCCACATCGCTCCACCATGCACATTTGGTTCGTCAGTATCATCTGACTCACATCCTGTAAATATTACTTGAAATGACAAACATCTATTAGGCATAGATGTCACAGCTATTGCCATAGCGTGTAAAAACTCACCATGATACTTCTGATGGTTGTGTGTGTACTCTCTTCTCACCCAACATTTAAAGTGAGGTATATTGCTCTGTAAGTATGCCATTAGCTTATTGTTACTGATACCGTACCCACTTGTGCAAATATAGGCTCTATCTTTGCATCAAAGTCATCAAACCTTGCTACCCCCACTTGGAGTAAAAAAGGCTCTATTCTGTCTGGTCTGGCATCTCTTAGTGATTGTGGGTCGTCTGTCTTAATTCTTCCTACAAAGTTTTGTGGATGATCTCTATCAGCAACATCTCTTCCGACACGAAGTCCTGTTCTCTTCCCGTTACTAAACTCAAATACTAGCTCGTTAATTGGATATCTGAATCCAGTTCTATCGCATATCCCGAATGCGTATTTTCCTGTTGCTCTTCCCATGTTAAACCGTAAAGAATGTATTGTGAGGCACGAACTTAATAGACGCTGTTTCTGTGTCCTCACCTGCTGCTAATTCAAACTGAAACTCATACTCTTGCTTTAGTGCTTGCACTCTGTTTGCAACTTCTGGTCTTTTCATTGCTATGTAGTACGCTAAACCCGACACTAAACATGGCACAAACCGTGGTGGAACATGGCTAGTTGTTGTTCCTGATATGCCAGATGAAATGCTATCAATGCCTTTTAATCTAAAGAATGATAGCGTGTATGTTGTGTCTGGAACTGGATGTAGTGTTACTGTTGTTGATCCTGCCAACCTCTGTACAAATATCTGGTTTGGCTTTCCCTGCGTGTTCTTATTAGATTTCTGAGCAAATGTAGAAACACTTATTCTACTTACATTAGTATCTAATTGAGATGTTCCTGTACCTGTTCTTATTGTATGCTCAATAATGTCTATAGTATCTGTCGGCATAGTGTATGTTGCTGTACCTGCTGATAAAGACAAAGTGCCAGACTCTATAGTAAAAAGGTTTATACCTCTGTTTTGCCACTCTAATGTTAATATTTGAAAGCTACGTCTAGCTGTTTTTAGGTCATATCCAGAACGCATTTCAAGACCTGCTCTCTCATAAGCCTCCTCAAAAAGTTCTGGTAGGTCTGGTGTAACTACAGCCATTATATCTCCCTAAAAGTTCACTTGAACTTTTTTTTAATTATATACTAATCTTCATTCTTTTCAATCACTAATGGTTTGCAATGGGCTGAGTAGGTATTCCTTGTTTGTTTTTGGTTATAAAAGTTTATCTTATCGGCATACCAACTGCACCTATCAATGCTACCATACTGCATAGTATCATCATATATTTCTGACCCTTCTAGTATTACTAAAATAAATACTAGTGTTTTCATTTGAAGCTATCATTTAAAGAATCCACAACGCTATCAATGTTTGGCTCTTTACTGTTAGGATCGTATTTACATTGAAACTCTACTGGACACTGACCCTCAACAACTAAAGTATATGTATTGTTAGCTCCCCTATATAAACACACTTGCTTTCCATTTTTAGCTTGTTTTCTTTTATATCGCCTACACGTTACATACTTTGGGTCTTCCCTTATACCTTTTCTTTTTTCTTGCTCCCAAGTCCAATCACTAAACTTCTTCAAAAAACATGTGTAACAGTTCTTGATATTTTCTGATTTAGCAAGATATACAACACCTTTATCAGCACATAGCCATTCAAATGTCTCTTGTCCTCCATCTTTCCTTACGCACTTAGCCGAACCACCCTCTGTCGATACCCATAAGGGAGTAGACGAAAAGACCAAGAAGACCGATGCCAACACTAAGGACAATGGTAATTGCCACGATGCCAATAACTTTTTCTCTAAATATTTTTTTATCATATATCTCTTGTTGCCTACGTTTCCGTATCTGCCCTTCCATTCGAAGAAGTTCATCCCATGCTGACGTTCCATGTGTAAACTTAATAAACTGCTGAAGTTCGTATCGCTGTTCTTCTAATCTTTTTTTAGCTGTAAAAGATTCTATAGCTTCTTGTTCTATAGAACCACCACTAAACACCTTACGAAAAATAGTAGGGTTCTTGGCAGATTTGTGAGCTGCGTCTACATCACTAACAGCACCCATCCATCTAGAAAGGTCTTGCGACATGGCTTCTAGTTCTTTACCTGCCGCAAACGCTCTCTTGATACCATTAAAAGCTGTGCTTGCTGTGGCAACAGCAGCCGAAATAGTTACTGGATCGAACACGTTAGTACGTTTTACGCATCTTCAGAGTGATTGTGTAGGTATCAGCACTAGAGTGACCTACAGTAGTAAAATCAATATCACCTGTCTTTCCAGACCCTGCGTTATTGGACAAACCACCAAACTCACTATAGTCGTGATGACCACTCTGATTTTCACCTAACTCTATGATAAAAGCATCAGACGTTGCATCAAAGAACAACTGAACCTTCATGCCTATGCACTGCCACCAGATTTTCTCTATGGCAACACTAGTACAAGTATTGCCATAAATATCTGAGTTCAATGCACTGACATCAACCTTTTTAACGGCTGACTCACCTGAACCGTCAGAAATGTTTGTAAATTTCATAACAACGTGCTTGTCGCCATCAAAAAGGGTTTGTGATGTTACTGCATCAGCCATGTTATCCCCCTAATTAACCGTTAGCGTAATCGAAAGCTGCTCCGTGTATCTTAATCATAATTTTACCTGCTGTGTACGCTGCTTCCGTAGCATCACCTGAAGTTAAATAAAGATACTTTTTAGTAAGAGCAGATAATGTTGTTCCTCCATCTGCCTCATTATGAAGACCCAATGTTAAATCACCATTGTTAAACAGCACTGTACCACTTGTTACAGCAGCATTTTCTGCTGTTGTTCCTGTTGCAGAACACACTAGGTTAATGTCTGGATCACCACCTGTTGGAACTTCTAAACACATAAACTCTACTAAATAAGGTATACCGTTTACAGCACTTGTAAGTTCAGCGATATAAGCATTTGCTGCTCCACCATCTGTACCAATAACATCATCGGCTGTACCACCACTAGCCAACCCACCATGTAGATCGATTAAGATAGTTGTAATAATGTCTCCACCAATTTTATTTATGAATGTGTTAATAGCGGCATCTGCAATACCAGAACCGTGTGCATTTGGAGTTACGTTGAATATTGTAGCTGCTGTTCCAAGACTGGCATTGTTTGCACCAGTTGTTGTACCTGCTGCTACGATATTGTCTCTTCCTGATGTCGCTACTTTTTGTACCTCTAAAACACCACCACTAGAAGCTACTATTTGTTCAGTAATAACTCCTGTTGTTGCATTTTCAGATACTGTTTTAAGACCATTCTTTGAACGAATAGGTCCTGCGAATGTTGAATTGCCCATATTAATCTCCTTGTCTTGGCAAATGTCAGCTTACGCTGTCAAGGTGAATGAGGGGCAGCCATGAACTACTGCCCCCCATATTAGCTAGTTTATGCGGCTCCTGTTGAACCATATACTCCAAGTGGATCAGATACACCGAAAGAGTATCTCTCTCTTGCTTTGTATCTTACGTTTCCAGTGTTGAAGTCACCGTCCATGCCAGTAGCCATAGGAGTTCTAACGAAATGCTTCATTCCGTTTGGAACATCTGTGATTATAAAGAAAGCATCGCTATCTGTTAGGTAATGATTAACTCTATAGCCTTCTGGGATAGACCCATTGGTCTTAATAGCGTTTAGATCATTGTCAGAAGTTCCAACTCTCAAATCTGTCTGTAGCAATCTAGTTGCTGTAAACATCAATGCAGGTGGAACGATCAACTTCCTTGGCTTTGCTGCAATCAATAGACCTCTTTCATCTACGAAAGCCGCAATGTCAATCACTGCCTGCTCCAAAGATGTTTCGTTGAGATCAGCCGCTACTGATGGTTGGTTCCTATTGTTACCGCCTGCCACTGTACCGTGGGAAGCACTAAATAAGAAAGCTCCATCACCAGAGGTGAATGTATCAAAACCAGTGTTTAGAAGTGACGCTGCTTTTGTTTGCTTGGTATAAGCCATAGCTCTAGCAAGTGCTTTTGTATAACGTGCCGATAAGCTGTCATACAAATTGTCTTCCATAGCTTCCTCTGTAATAGAGAAACCCATAGCCACTGTCTCGTGATTAAAACGAGCAGTGAATGACTCTTGTGCTACATCATAAGATATAGATGCACCTTCTTGCTTCACTGGAGCTGCACCGAACCCACTAAGCTTTACTTCTTCCTCAAAACTTCTGTCAGAGTTTTCAGTTTCATAAATCTCAGCATGTTCGTTTTCATAGCCGTCATACTCTAGCCCAAACAATGCGTTTAAGCCTGGGAGTAACTCTTTTAAGAGATTTGCTCTACTCATTACAGCCATGATTAACCACCTCCTGGTGCGTTGCCAGAGACAACACCGACACCTAATTGATGACCTGTGTTGAATTTACAAAGCATTATAGGAAAGCTTGATCCTCTTTCATCACCATCGTGACCTCCGAGAAAATCAACAATCCTTACTGGTAAAGCTGCTGTAACTGCTGTTGTGCTAATATCAATACTAACACGAGAGATACCAAACGTTGAGCTTGATGCTGTTTGTTCTAACTCTACGTTAGCACCAAGATCATCATCATTAACTGTTCCGTCTGCTTGTACAGCAAACAGAATGTTTGGATCGTCAGCAACATAAGCCATACCACTGGTATGAGCTGCGCCTGACCATTGTTGTGAAAATGTAAGCTGATTGGTGCTTACATCGATGAAACGACATCCAAGAAAAATACCGATTGGCGTAGCTGCGCTTGTGCCTGTATCTTTTTGAACTGTGGTTGTGGAGCCATCGTCATTTAACTTGACGACATCTCCGTAACAAATCCTTGTGGAGTACGAGGATAAGATAGGGTATTGACGAAAACCACCAGTGTATTCGCCACCTAACGTTCCTACGGGACGTAAACCAAAAGGAGCAGATGCGCTAGACATGTGTCTACCTCCATTAAGTTGTTCGGGTGCTTCGCTCTGGTCTTAGAACGGGCATCCGAGGGTCATTAGTTTTCATGTAAGAATTATCAACACTTTCAAGCTGTCTTGCAGACTGCTCTCTATGATACTCCTTACGGCTCTCTACTGTTTCGGTTGCGTTGCTACATAAAAGTAACCCACCAACCTCTATATTTTCAGACCATCTTGAGTCGATATCCGTCATTACTTGCAACTCTGGGTGATCTTTGGCTAACACTGGAGTCCATCCTTCACGAAATTTTGCAGATACGTTTGGCGTATCAGATTGACCCTGTACTGCCGTTCTAATCCAACGAAATTCAACGCCTTCCCTTGGAGTAGGTGTCGGCAAAAGTGTGGGTCGCTCCCACTGCTTTTTGCGAGTCTGCTTTTCACGATTTTGCGTGTCTCTTGGTTCTCTATCAGCCATTTGATTGTTCCTTCATTAACTGCGCTGCATACTGCTCATTGCTGAGTCCAAGCCGCTTTGCGAGTGCCACTTGGGTTCTTGTTAGACGCACTGTGCGTGATTTTTTTCCGCTTCTTTCAACGGGGGCGACCACGGTTCCATTTTGTCGTTCAGGTGCTTCTTGCTGAACCTCAAACTTTTCGGGGAATATTTTTCTCATTCCCTCATCTATCTCTTTATAATACTGTTCGCTTCCTGGCACAATACCTTTTTGCTTTACTTCTTCATGTAAACCCATAGCAGTGCCACGCATTATTGTGTCTTTTTCAAACCACGGGTTGCTTTTTTGCCACTCTAAATCTATCTGAGAAAGCCTTGGTTGTTGGGGTTTGGCAGGCTGTTGCTTTTCTGCTACATGAGGTTGGGGTTGATACTCGTCTACACGGAACTGCTCATTCTGAAGCCTAGACATTTTTTCTTGGGCTTCTATTAATTTGTCAGGATCACCAGACTCATAAGCTTCTTTGTAGTCTTTCTTAGCTTTATCAAGCTCTGCTCCCACCCTACCTTTAGCTTGGTCAATGAGCATTGATTCGCCATCAGCCAGTGTTTTTCTAAGGTTTTCGTTGTCTTTCTTTAACTGCTCTGCATATCTTAGAGCCTCTTCCTGAAGTCTTGTGGCTTCCTCTTTTGCTCGTCTTTCTTCGTGATAGTCATACTTTAGTTTTGATATTCTTTTCTGAACATTATCGCCATAGTTTTTTATTTCTTCTTCTGACTCTTGATCTGTTTGCTCAGTAGTATCGACATTTCTTTTTGGGACACGATCTTCTTCTGGTGTGTCATCTACTATCTCTACATCGAAGTCTTCTTCATTTAAGTTATCTTCTTGCTTTGAATCAACAATCTGATCTTCACCAAAGTCTTCTTGTAATTTTTCTGCTGTATCGTTCATATTCTTTTATATCCTCTAGGGTCATCGACAACAGCTTCCACTGTGTCATCATTAATTATTCTAAACTCTTGGTTATGAATTTTAAAACGGGTTCCTGAGTATGACCTGAATATTACAAAGTCACCTTTTTTACACCAAGGACCAGTTGGAAACTTATCTTCATCCTTGTATGCGTCAGGACCCAAACTCACAACAAAACCTATTATTGATGCTATACCTTCCGACTCTCTTAAAGAGTCAGGCATATAAACACCACCTTCGGTTTTCTCATCTACTTCTACTGGGGATATTAAAAGTTTGTAGCCCTTTGGTTCGGGCATTTTAGAAGCGACTTTTGGGTCTTCTTCTTTCTTTACAGCTTGATACATTTTTACCTCATGCAGTGATTAAGGATCACAGTTCCTTGCGTTAATACGAAAAGTTCACTTGAACTTTTTTAATCATTAATAAATCTTTGTTCTATGTCAAGTATATCTTCTTGTATTTTTTCTAGACATTTAAACTCACCTACTAATAAATTATAATCTTCCATGCTTTTAGCACCACCTGTAGAAATATGATCTTTCAGGTTTTCTTTATAATCTAAAATTTTTTTAAGAAGTGGTGCGTAGATACTTTCACTACTCATCAGTAAACTCTCTAGCTAAATCTATACCCTCTTGAAAGCCTTGTTTTCTTTCCTCTATGGTAGACTTTTCTTTATCCTGCACAGCTTTTACTGCCACTTTAGCCACCTCTATCTCTTGGTCTTTTTCTTTTGCTTTTGCGTCTACCTGTAGTTTAGCCAAGTCCATTTCTTTCTTATGGGCAAACTCAGCTTCTTTTAGAGCCATTTCTTTTTGTTGAATTACTGTAAGTGGGTCTTGTTGCTTTGCTAGAGCCTCTTGCTCTGCTACTTCTTTCTTGCTCTTTTCTAGAACAGCAGCAGCAGCTTTCGCTGTAATCCTTGAAAGTTCTTCTTCTACGCTATCTGGTAGTGGCTTTTCTTCGTCTGGCATTGGAACGCCTAGTTGCTGTTCTATCTCTGCTCTATACTGAAATGCCACATGCTCAGTAATATGAGCCGCCAAAGCGTTCTGTATAGCTGCCGCAAAGGGCGACTGACCGATGATTTGCTGTATCTTTGGGTCTTGGGCAGCAGCAGTATGTACAGCAATGTGAGCCTCATGGTCTTGATACTTAAACGCTTTGACAGGTTCTTGTTTCATTATAGCCATATTTTCAGCTACAGGGTCTTTAGGCTTAATATCTTCTGGTAGCTTAATTATGGTATCGGCTTCTTGTATCCCTAAAACTTCTAGCATCTGTCTGTGTAGTTTGCCCATGTCATATAGCTGTGGAGCTTGTTGTGCTAACTGTAATGCTGACTGATACTGTGTTACTCTCTGTGCCATTGTAGAAGCGTTTGGGTCTGATACAGGTATTACGTCTACCCTGCCATCAAAGTCTTGTGTTCTTGAGAAGTCACCTTCTATTTCATAGGCGTATTCTGAGGGCATGAAGTCGTGTATGCACTTTGCTAGTATCCTAAGTTCTTTCTTTAGAGCAGCGTGTAGTCTGGACTGCACACCAGACATGACTTTCATCGATCTTTCTAGTAACGCTAGTGTTGTACCAACTGGAGCGTTAGGGTTCATGTTGCCTACCTGAACATCAGCTATTGACCCAATTCGTCTTCCCTCTTCCACAATATTTCCCAACAACTGGTATAATACTGAGGATGGTTCTTTATAAGGTATAAACGTAATGGAATCTCGTATCGCACCACCAGGGACATCGACATCCCTGAACTCACCAGGCATGAGAGGCGAATCATCCCCTTTAATCCTAAGACCACGAGCTTTAAGACCAGCAGGTAAATTCGATAGAGTACCTGCATCGATAAGCTGACGCAGTATGGACGTAGCCGATTTAGCCAACCCACCAATAAGATGAATAAGTCCTGTACCATAAAACCCAAGGCTAGGAAGATATCTATAGTGAACAAAATGCTGTCGTTTATTTTTTTTCTCATCGCTCTCATACCAGTTTTTTCTGATTGATAATATTGTTCTAGATGATTTATCTATTGTAACTATGAATGGTCTTGCTAGACCATCTTTGTCCTCAAAAGGCTCTGGCATCTCCAGATCAACGTGCATCTCTAGTATGGTGTATCTATCGTCTTCATCATATACGGTATCACTGCCTTCCATCTCGTCATACTTATCCTGTATGTCTGTATCATCTCTAGATGGTTCTGGTAACTCAACATCTCTGTAAAATCCGTTAACCTGTAATGCTTTTACCTGATTCTCAGTCTTCTTCATTACATGTGTATATCGTGAGCAAGACATCAAGTCTGATGCTCCGTATGATACTACGAAGTCTTCAGCAGGAACAAACATAGAGCATGGTCTTTCCATAATAGGATCATAATATACCTTCTTGAAAGCAGAGCCTGCCAAAGGCAATCTAAACAACATTTGCTCCATCTCATCACGATACTCTGTCATCTCCTCTGTAAGCATGTAATTCATTTCATGCTCTACACGCTTTGACTGTTGATTCTTTTCTTTTGTTTGCTTTCCTACAACCTTTGTTCTTACAGGTCCTGCTGCTGGAAATATCTCTCCCATAGCCTGTGCTTGGAACCTAACAATAGCTTCTGATAGTAAAGGATGGAATACTCCTGAAGCTCCTTCCCAAGGTTGGGTTCTTTCTTCTATCTTCATACCGAGAAGATCAAGACCCTTAACGTATGATCTAGACCATTCTTTCCTAGACGTTCTATCTGCCTCAAAGTCCTCTACAAGATTAGATGCCATTTCCTCTAAGTCTTGCTCTTCTATAAATTCAGATAGGTTTGAGTTATGGTCTGGTCCTATTAGTTCCTCTGTGGCACTGCCCTCAAAGTCTATGACCATGCCACCATCGTCTGTGCCAATAGCCACAGCGTCTGGATTGACTATCTCAACTTTGAGTTCTGACTCTTCAGGGTTTCCCCCTTCTTCTACCTCAAAGGGTTCTAATGTTTTATCTACTGCCATTATCTAATTGAGAAAGTTGTGCCTCTAGTAGCTAGACCTCCGCCTCTCATCTTCATGGTCTTACCGCCCTTCTTCATGCCCTTTTTCTTCATAGCACCTCCCATAGCGTAACCCTTCTTTTTCATGGCTCCACCTTTTGCCATCATCTTTTTCTTCATCATCATCATGCCACCGCCTTTTGCAGTGGTAGCTTTTTTCATTTTTCCGCCTGCTGCCATGCCTTTCTTCTTCATTTTTCCGCCACCTGCGTAACCTTTTTTCTTCATCATGCCACCTCCAGCTTTCTTTTTAAATTTTTCGGCTTCTTTTTTAGTTACCTTTTTAGGAGCATACTTATTGGCATACTCTCTCAAAGACAATCCTGTTCTATCCAAGTCAGCTTTAGTTACAGCTAATTTTTTAACACCATTCTTGTCAAAGAAATATAACTGCCCTGCTTTTTTAGCAGCAGCTATACTTCTTGGCTTACCTGCTAATGGGTCTTTTTTCGTTTCTTTAGGTTTCTTTGCTTGCTTATTATTAGAGATAGCTTGTCTTTGAGCTTCAGTTAATGTGCTTGCAGCAACTGCCGTTGTAGAAGATAGCTTATTCTCTTTGGGCTTTGATGGTTTTGTTTCTTTTTTTATTTTTGGTGGAGCCGTTGTAACGCCCTGCTTTGGTAAGCCAGGTCCTCTTTGTGGTGGGAAAGCAACAATAGCTTTGGAATCTCTTCCTACTTTTTCATCTTTCTTTAGTATCTTATCGACAAACTTGCTACCTTTTGGAAACGATCTTCTTATCCTTTCTTCTCTGGTAACTCCTTTTTTCTTTTTTTCCTCTGCCATAATTACCTCTAGTTTTGTTTAGGTTAATACTATGTTACTATTTGAGTCTATTATTTTTTTTCTTATACTTTTTCTTCTTGGGTTTTACAAACTTCTTCTTACCTCTAACCAGTTGTGATTTCATACTGGCTCTAGAGATTGTCATCGTACTTTATATCCTGACAAACTTGCAGCACCAGACCTAGCTAGACCACCACCACGCATAGCTGTTTTTTTATCTTTACTAGGGGCTTTTCTAACTCCTAATACTTTACCCTTAACATCTTTTTTCCTCAGTTCTTTACTTCTTCTTCCAGCAAACTTTGGTTTAAGCATTCCTGGTGTTATTGCTTTAGGTTTTCTTTTAGCCTCTCTACTTACAGCCATTCCTTCACGATTCATAATTCCGCCAACCTGTTTCTTTTTTGGCTTCTTTTTTCTTTCAGGCGCGATAGGAGAAGTTCCGTATGCTTGGCTTTTCATAGCATCTTTTCCGTACTTAGTATCTAACATTTGATCTTGAAAAAACTTTTTATCAAATTTTTCCCCTAGAGCTTTTCTTTCTTTTCTAAACTCAGCAGCCCCTGTAGTCCCTCTATCTCTATATTTGTCCCTAAGTTTTTTGTCAGCTTTATCTAGCCTAGAAGACTGAGTTTTTAAATTTCTCTTTCTTCTTATTTCTTTAGGATCATAATCTTTTACGTCTACGATTTTTATAGTCATTAGTAATACTCCACTGGTCTTTTATATTTTGGTTCGTCATCCCAATCGTCTTTCTCTGCTCTGACCCAACCCCCTTGACGAAATCTTAGCAGGGCTTGTGTCGTACTATCTACAAGGTCGTCATTCTCACCTGTGGGAAAAGAGGCACATTCTTCAATAACCTCATCTGCCCATCTTGATGGATAGTACCATATACTGCCACTAGAAAACAAGTCTGTAACTGCGTTGACCCTTGCTATTTTATCGTTACCCCTAGTGGGGGTGAAGTCTGTAACGGGTATCCCCATCTGCCGAAGCTCAAATACCAAAGGCGCACCCGATGCTTTTGCTTCCACGATCATCTGGTCTGGCTCAAACTCCCAATATTTATCGTAGGCAGCACGTTTTAGTTCTGGAAACTCTAGTTTTTCCTTAAATGCATCCAATAGAATCAGGTGAGGACGGCTTTGATCTACATCTTGGTGGTGATAGAACACGCCCCATGTGGTACAGGCACTATAATCGCTCCGTTCTGTCTTTAAAAACGCTGTATCCCATGACTGAATGATGCATTCACAGGGTGGTAGGTCTGATTCGGTCCATTCGTTCCACCATTCACGCTTAATTAACGCTCCCTCTTCCGATGTGGGGTCTTGCTGGTACTGTGCGTTCCATTTTGCTACAGGAAGTTCCGCTTTTAGGCTCTCTAGTTCGGGTAAACTCCAAAATTCACCCCATAAAGGGTTACCAGAGGGCATAATTGCAGGTAATTGTATGAGTTCCCACTCGTCTGCACCCTCTCTTTCCTGCATAACCTTCAATAATTGACCTGTTAGGTCACGTTTCGACCATCTGGTCATCACAAGTATGATCGCACCTCCAGGCTGTAGACGCTGACGAGGACCTGATGTGTACCATTCGTATACTTTGTCGTATACATCGGGGTTGTACTGCCCTAATTGAGCCTCCTGCTCCGAATGTGGGTCATCAATTATAAGAATATCCGCACCTTTACCTGTTACAGCACCACCAACACCTATAGCGAAGTAATCACCACGCTTGTTTGTGTTCCATCTACCTGCTGCTTTACTGTCTGTTGACAGTTCTATACCCTTGAAAACCTTTTGATAGTCTTCTGACTGTATAAGGTTACGCACCTTTCTACCAAAGCCAACTGCCAACTCTGCTGTGTGGGCTGTTTGGATCACCTTCTTATCTGGGTACTGCCCCAAGAACCATGCAGGGAATAGAAATGATGCAAACTCTGACTTGGTATGACGGGGTGGCATATTGATTATTAATCTTTTTAGCTCTCCACGAGCAACTTTCTCAAATGCTTCAGCCATGATCTGATGGTGGGGTCCTCCTATAAAGGATGACCACATCATTTTAACAAATGTTAAGAAGTCTGTTTTTGAGTCTTCTTTGTTTTTGGCTTCTTCGTATGATTCTAAAAGTTTTAAGAGTTCCTTTTGCTGATCCGTGGGTAGGGTGGATAGCTTACCTTTGATATCTTTTAGTTCTAGGTTCATTGTTTCTTTCTGTTTCTCCTAGCAGATACAACTCTCAGGTTTGACTTCTTGTTGTTTCTTGGGTTTCCATCACGATGATCAATTTGTTTTTTGTCACCCTTCTTCACTGCACCAGTCTTTAAGGCTGCCCTTCTGTTTTTATTTCGCAAGGCTCGTTCCTGCTTCATCTTTTTAGATGCGTGATACTTTCTGTATTCACTCATTTAAAACTCTTTAGCATTGCAACTAAACCTCCCTGTTTATAACCACGCCTTTTCTTAAGTTCTTTTGCTGCTAATTCCTGTAACTTGTTTAGTGTGTCTTTATCCTCACTGCTTAGAGCCTTTCCTCTTCTTAGATCGTTTATAGAACCTAAAAATCCTTCTTCACCGCCTGTGCGTTTACTGCCTAGCCTATCTATTGCCTCTGGTGTTTTGTATCCAAGATTTCTAAGAAGATTTATTGCATAGTGATCAAGTTCCTCTCCTTTTGTTCTTTCCATTCCTTGCATCATTTTTAGTTTTTCCATTTCTTCTTTTGTTGGAAAGTCTCCTTCCATTCTTTCTTTTTCAAGATCAAAGTCTCTTTCGATACCAAAAATTTCTTTTAACTTTTCAAAAAAAGAACGGCTGTCTATATCTCTCTTATCGTACTTTGCACCAAACTTTTCTATCTTATCTAAATCTTGAACAAGTATTTGAGGTTCGTCTGTTTTGCTTTTATATACTTTTCTTTCATCACTTGATTTTGGGAAGAAGGTTCCTCTTAAGTTAGTTCCATAGATACTCTTGAAATCATCAGGAATTTCTGCTGCACCAACACTACTTAAGTATTTCATATAACCTACAAAGTCTTTCTCTGCTTTTGAAGGTGCTTTGTCACTTGTCACCATTTGTATGTATTTACCAAAGTCACCGCCTGTCTCTCTTTCAATATCATCTATGGCAAGCTCTGTTAGACTACTACCCTCGCCTGGAACTCTTCTTCGTGCTAAGTTTTTCAAAAATGCCAAATACTCAACATCACCCAAACTGTAAGGTTTGTTGTATGGACTAGTCCTGAAAGGACTGGGTGGGGGAAACTTTGCATACTTCAATGCACCTGATTTTCTTTTAGCCATTTTTCTCTTTACACCCTTCTCTCTTTACGGTATACCGTTATAATACGGTATACCTCTTTACGGTATACCTAAACTATAAAACTCTTTTACGGTATACCTATTATGGAAATAACCTTACCCATACTCTGGAACTTTATACTGACTTTAGTTATAGCACCAATAGCGTGGTATATCAAATCCCAAAGTGATGAACTCAAAAGAGTTCAGATACTTCTCAATAAAACACGAGAGCAATACGTTCACAAGAACGACCATAAAGATGACATCGATAGAGTGGTGGAACACCTAGTAAGACTAGAACAGAAGCTAGATAGCCTATTAGCCTCCAAATAAGCGTCACTCAGTGGGCAGTCCACCCAAATACAACACCAAGTGCCACCAAACAAGTAACCCCTCTATATCGCCTTCTATAAGCCTTTCCATAATATAGGAAAATACAACACTAAAGATAACCCATTCACTAACCTTAAAGCGTTTTAGGAAATCTGTATCATTATTCATGCAGAATACTATACATATGTCGTGCCTAGCGTGTCGCTTGTCATCGTGGGGTGGGGGTAGGTGGGGTTATTCTCCAAGAAGTAATCGTATCTTATCGTCTAGTTCTTTCTTAATCTGATCGGCAGACTTAGATTCATCCTCTATTACATGATTATTAGAAAATAGATTTACTTCTCTGATTTTTCCTAGCAGTTCTAATGCTCTGACTCTGCTTGTCGGACTCCCGTTTTCAAAATCTCGACTCTCAGATTCCAAAGCTGTAATTATTTTATCTCTTCGACCTAGCGATTGCGTTAAACGAGTCTCCTCTATCTGACGTTTTCGCTCCTCATAAAATGGGGAGAAATTGGGGCTATGAAATAATAGATGTGCTTCTTTTCTAATATTAGCATCACTCATCTTTTTACAGTCATAAGACTCTTTATATGCCGCTGTATAAGTGAATGGACTATCTACTCCTATTCCTAATATTAAATCCAAAAACCTAGACTGCTTAGCAGTCAGTTGGAGCCGCGTTTTTCTTTTCCCTTTTACCAGTCTTAACTTTGTCATTTTTAAACCTCTAAATTATGTTCACTTGAACCTTTTTTTAATTAATAAAAATACAACTTTTTTTTTGTACTACTCTTGAAATATCGAAATTAATACCTATATATAATATATAACAAATTAATTAATATAAATAAATGGAGTGATTATCATGGCTAAAGAATTAAACCTACAAATCGAAAAGACTACTATTGCTAATATTGCTGACCTTAATAAAGAGATTTCTAATTTTGAGGGAGATAGAAAAGACGCTAACTCAGGCATCCAAAATGCACAAGTTGGAATTTACTGCGAGACTTTATCAGTGTTTGCAAGCTATCCTAGTTCTAAGAAAAAAATCTCTATTGGAGATATGAAGGTTTTAAAAACTGCTCTTTTAGATACTGGTATGTCTGAAGGTTCAGTTAAGAGAAAAGCAGAGAAGACTCAATGGGCGTTTATCAAGATGAGAAAAGATGGCACATTGCCGACTCAGGCTACGCCATCAGCTATAAGAGAAATCTTGAAAAATGATTATGAGATAGACTCAGAGTCTAAGCTTGTAAAAACCTTTGACCCAAACAAGCCATTGTCTAAGGCAGAGTCTCTGATCAGGACAATTTTTGGTGAACTCAAAAAAGATGAATCAGGAATGAAGGGTGGTCTATCAACTGAGGATTTTGAGGAGTTCAGAAGACTCTACATAGGCAACATGGTGGCTAGAAAATCAAGAATTGCTAATGAGGTTCAGGCACAAGCGCAAAAGGATGCAGAGGTTAATATCCAAGAGGAAACAGATCAGGCATTAGAAGATTTGGTCGGAGATGATTTGAACCCTGAAGATATGCCAAACGCACAAGCTGATCTTCAAGACAATCCATTTGCGATGATGCAATAAAGTAAAACCTTTAGGGGATGGATTTGGTTCACTTGAACCTTTTCCATCCTTTTGAGGATTTGCTTTAGATATTTTTTTATTTTTTTTAAAAACTTATCATCAGCTTATCATCAACTCGCACATAGCATTGTAGTGTGCAACTTGTCGTGTTCAACTAATAATAGGAGTGAAAAATGAACATAATGAAAATGTCAGATGCCAAGGCATCATTAGTATCGGTGCTAGATTATAACGATAGTCTAGCAGATAACCATCAGGATGCAGATAAAATTGTGCCTTATGTGGTAGGTCAAGCTGGATTAGGGAAAACATCCATAGTTCAGCAAGCATGTAAAGAGACTAAAAGAGGTCTTGTAATGCTATCACTAGCACAGTTAGACCCTACCGAACTCGGAGGTATTCGCATACCATCTGAAGATCGTAAATCTGTGAACGTCACTAAACCTGATTGGTTTGTCGAGGTCGAGAAACAAAATAGTTCAAGTGAACTTAATGGAGGTGTGGTATTTTGTGACGAACTAGCACAAGCACCTATCTCAGTTCTCAATACTGCAAGGCAGTTAATCAATGAGGGTCGAGTTGGTCAATGGCATTTACCTAAAGGTTGGCATGTCGTATCGGCAGGCAATCGATTATCTGACAAGGCAGGAGTTAACCGACTCCCTAGTCATATGAAGGATTGCTTGACGTATTTCAATGTCGAGGGAGATGTTGAGGACACTTGTAATTACTTTGTCGATATCGGTGTTGACTTTAAAGTGATAGCATACCTGAGAGCAAATCAGGATTTCTATTGCAAAAATGATCCTAGTCAGGACAGTAATCCTACACCTAGATCATGGCAGAGAGTTGGCAACATGCTAAAGATGAAAGGTATGGATGCTAGGCGATTGACTCAAATGATCTCAGGTCAAGTTGGCGAGTCTGCTTGTGCCTCTTTTGTAGGTTTTCTAAAGATCATAGCTGACGTTCCTGAGTTCTTGGATTTAGACAAGTTGGTTAACAATCCTGAGAAAGCTAGTCTGCCTGATAGACCTGACGTTATGTATGCTCTGTGTTCTGCTTTGTCTTTCAAAGCTAACAATAAAAACATTGGCAATATCATAAAGTATGTCGAGAGACTCACTGCGAGGGAAATGGGTGTAGTTCTTATCAAGGATGCTATTAGGAGAGACAAGACTCTTCGCTCCAATGCTGACGTTAAGAACTGGGTTAGAAACTCAGGAAGGGAGCTTGTACTGTAATGGATGTTAATACAAAAATTGCTAGAGCAAAAACCAAACTGATTCTGCAAAATCCATTCTTTGGTTGTAATTTAATAACGACTCCCATCTCTGAGGTGGGAGCCGACATTACCAAAACTATGGCTACCGATGGCAAGGGTATCTATTGGTATAGAGAGTTTGTCGAGAGAGTAACAGAGGGTCAGCTTGTCTTTACTTTTGCCCATGAGGTTATGCACATACTCTATAAGCATCCTCTAAGGAAAAAGGGTAGGGAGTTCAAGAGATGGAATAAGGCATGTGATTATCCTATTAATCAGATACTTAAAGACTCAGGTTTTGAACTTGTCGATAATATTCTTATCGACTCCAAGTATGGTAATCTGCCTGCCGAGGTAGTTTACAATAGGCTTGCCGATGAAGAGGAGAATGGAGAAAGTTCAAGTGAACCTTTTGGGGATGTTATCGAACCCACTAATCCTGATGGTACTCCACTATCTGACGTAGAGATGGCAGAGTTGGAGGGTCAAATTGATGAGAAACTATTGAACTCATCCAAGCAAATTATGGCAGGCAACCTACCGAAAGAGATCAAGGACATGGTAAAGAAACTGCTTGAGCCTAAAGTTGATTGGAGAGATCAGTTGTTGCGATACGTTCAGGGTGGCGATCAACCTGAAGACTTTACGTTCTCTCGTTTTCGCAAGGCTACCTTGGAGACATGTGGAACTCTTATGCCGACAAGCAATCGTGTGGGTGTATCTGATCTAATCATACTGCATGATCAAAGTGCTAGTATGCAAACTGAGGAGCATCAGGTTGCCTTTACTGAGTTGAATGAGATTACTTCGACTCTGTCACCTAAGAGTGTCACTCTTATACCTTTTGATACTGACGTAGATGAGGACAAGATAGTCTACTATGATAGAGGAGAGGAGATAGAGGAGTTGGAACTCGTCAAGAATGGTGGCACTAGCATCATGCCATGCTTCAATTACATTGAGGAGAATGGTCTAGTCGATGAGGATACCAAGGTAATTGTTATGACCGATATGGGCATATTTGATTATCCTAAAGGCGATATGATACCTGACTATGACGTATTGTGGTGCAACTGTTCAGGTAGCGATGAGAAAGCACCATTCGGAGATACTATACTAGTAAAATCCGATAGATAAAAACCATAGGGTCTATTTGGTTCAAGTGAACTTTTTTAGACCCTATAAAATATAAGGAGTGAAAGATGACTATAACTGTAGACTACCCAATGTTGGAACAACTAAGAAAGAATATAGAATATTCCGACAAGATAAAGAATAGATTGTTTAAGGAATTTATTACTTGGCATTTCCGTTCTATTTTTAGCGATGACCCATTTCCTTTAAATGGCGAGTATCAAAGAAAATTATTCTTACGTTTAAAGAATGAATTAGACAATGATTTTGAGGCAATAGTAAATCAGTTCTTAAAAGAAAACCATATAGAAGAGGAGTGATACAATGAATTTATTTAAAACTGGGTTGGCATCACCTAACAGAATAATCGATGCTTACAACGACACTATCAGGAGCATAGTACAAACATTCGATATACCTAAAGATGTTGTAAAAGGGGTCTTCAGTATACAGGACTCATACTACAGAAAGATGGATAAAGATAACCTATCCGATGAATCTTGTGAATGGTTGGCAAACTTTGAAAAGTCTTGTGACTCTGTATACAATACGTCAGGCATACCAAAACCATTAGACGATATGTGGGGATATGCTAGTCACATTAGACATTATCGAAAGACAAAGACAAGCACAAAGGGTGGCTTTAGGTCTATGAAAGACAAGTATTCCGACATAGTTCTCCGTAACTTTAGTGATACTATTGATAGGAATTTTTCAAGGGCATCTACCGATAGGGTGTTTAGTGTAAAGGTTGCCGATACTGGATATGCTAAAGGATATACTGCACCTAATGAGGAAATGTCAAGACATTATCATGTAGTTAACCTATCTCTGACATGGAGTAAGAATGTCTATGACAATGATCTTGATGTAATACCTAATGGCAAACGTAATGTCTTGACCCTGACCCTTACACCTGACCCTTATCGACACTTGGAAAGAGAGGGCATCCAATGTTTCAGAGGTGACTTCCTAGATGTTCGGTTTAAGCATAGAGGTACTGGACAGTATGGCTATGAGTTTGTTCCTGAGTATCTGCCAAATCAGATATTGCTTGTTAAGGAAACAAGTGACGGCAAGATGTTCGGTGTTGGCGAAAGCATACACAAAGCTAAATCTTTGCTAGAGCGTAGGCAAAATGCAAAGGTTATGAAATCTATGTTGGAGAGTGCGTAATGACAATCAAAGAAATAGTTGATCGTTTTCTTGATCTAACAGTATCGGATATCCTAGGAATGATCTCCATTATATTAATATTTGTTATATGGATATTCGCATGTCTGCACTTAGGATATTACCATGTTTGATTTTTGGCATGGTAATATCTTCAACAAGATCGTTGTTGTGTCAGGTATTGTTTTTGTATTCCTATTGCTTGGGTGCATGGGTGCAGAAACTAACGATGAAAGATCAGCTTGGCTATCTTTTATCATGCTTGACACAATGATGTTGATCGTTGGTCTGATAGGTTCAGAAAAATAATTATAAAAGGCAACCCTCTTGCTGCTCCAGGTGACAGGGTTGCCAAAAAGTTCAAGTGAACATTTAGGAGTGAATTATGAAAACGTATAACGGAATGACATACAAGTATGTGAAAGATGAGTGGAAAGAGGCACAAAGAAATGAAGTTTACTTCGAGGAGCATGAGTATGAATTATGGAAAAATATTAATAGTTTAATAAAAGTACGACTTATTATAGATGGTGAAGAGTATATGGAGGGTCATTGGTGGGAAGAATATGAAGATGGTCATAGTAGTTGTGGTTTTAACGAGTTAAGCTATTCGACTCCCACATATATAAACGATAACATTAGTCACCATATGATTAAGAAAGGCGAAACAACTCTGAGGAGTGAACTTGTCGATCACTTATGTGATGACCCATATTATTTAAGAGATAAAGAACACTTTAGTGTTGAGTATCTACAAAATATTTTATCGCAAGAGCCTATAAAACAAAGGGAAGATGCAATGTCTAGAATTAGGCTTGGGTATTATGATTCTAGTTGTCGTGCGATTGTTCGTTACTTTAATCCTAAACTAATAAAGGTCAAAGATTACCAACGATTAGAAGATTTAAAAAATCAGACTTATGAAGTGGAATATATGCTTTCAAAGATTAAACCTAAAGTTGAAACAGATAGCTACCTTTGTGAGAATGGTGGGGAGCCTATGACATTTGACGATCTTAAAACAATGAAAACACTTATAGGAAATATAGAATGATGTACAAATATAATGATGGGGGAGAATGGTATTACAGAGAGTTTATGCCTATCTCTCCCCGTAGCAAAAAAGTAAATGTGCATTGGGGAGCCGTTCCCATTGCAATAGTATCAGGCATACCTTTGCCTGACGTAAACGAAAAACTTAGAGAGTTGTACAAGATATGTAAGACAAGATCAAAGCTATACAAATTGCTAGGAGAGTACGTTGTTAGCTTGGGTTTTGAGTGGCATCCTACCATGAAGATCGGTCAGGGTTGCAAGGTTCATCTCATAGCCGATGAACTGCCTAGTGGCACGTTGCTCGTGAAGTGTTCTGCCGAGTTGGTTGCTGTTGTCGATGGAGTAGCATTATCAAAACATGATCCTAGACGAGATGGGGAACGTTGTGTTTATGGCTATTGGAAAAAAGTTCAAGTGAACAATCAGAGGAGTATGGATTATGAGTAGAGATGTTGAATATTATGAGAAACTGATAGACAAAATTAAAAGCATGTGTCGTGAGAAAACTAGAGAGATAAATCGTATTTATCATGGTGGCTTTTCCTCAAGGGAGCAATGCAATTTTGATGGTCAGCTAGAAATTATGAAAGAGATAATGAAACTTACTGATAGGAGAAAAAATCTATGACTAGATTAAAAGATGAGGTTATTGAGGAGGAGAGTGGAGTTGTAAATGACTTTGTAGATGACCTAGAAAAAATATGCACAAAGCACTTTGGCAAGTGCTACCAATTTAAATTTGATGTTGATAGTGACTCTTTACAGATTGTATTAACAGCATGGCAAGAGTAACATATAACACCAATAGGCATTTCTGCTAGGGTTCACTCCCCCTTTGTCTATTGGCGATTTGGGGATGGGTATCCTTCAATTCCTATCCCCATTTTTTAGCAGACACTTTCCTCCCAACTTAACCCTCACTTCGGTGGGGGTTTTTTTTGAGGATTTAAATCAGCATTAAAATCCGTTTTCTTTTTTTTGTGGGTTGATATAATTTTTTATCAAGCTTGAGAGGAGAGATTTTGTATAGTGGAATACTCCACAGAACATGGTGATCACTTGTCCACCCAAAATAAGCGTTCTGAGATTGCTATTGGTACTAGCATCCTTAGTGTGTTCTCAGTTTATATCTAGGATATTCTCTCCTCGCCTAAAAAGTTCAAGTGAACTTTAGGCATCCTTTGGAGGCAGGAACCTGCTGAAAGGGATGCAAAAAAAAAGGACTCCGAAGAGTCCTTTGAGTTTAAATAAATATGTCAGAGTGAAATAAACATATAAATCCACGTTTCATATATGTCACATTTTCTCAGATTGTCAACCCAAATGGGGTTAACTTATCATCATCTCGTGTCCAACTTTGTGTCCAACTGATCAGAACGATGGTGCATCATCCTTTATCAAGAACTCATCATAGATGCCTTTTGGCTTCACTTGTGCGTAAGAACTGGTGAGTGGATCGTAGTTTAGGACAGTATCTCCCTGCTTGCCGACCCATGAGTATCTGCATTTCCAACAATGTATCTCTGCAAGAGTAGAGTTACTTGGGTCAGGTCTATGCACAGTAACACCCAAGTCTGCCTTGGAAAAGAATGAAGCACTACCACTAATATCGTACCCCTTGGGTACAGGAACCTTGCCACTAGTATCTCGCATCATCTTGGTCGGATGAGCTATGAACCACATATGAATGTCATAGCTTTGGGCAAACACTCTAAGTTGTGAGAGCATAGATGATACCCAATCTGTTTCTTTCTCGTCTACGTTAGACCTGTTGATGTAGTTATAAGGGTCAATGACACAACCTTTAATACCACTACGAAGTACGGACACTCTCAATCTTTCAAGCAAAGAGTCAAGTGTCGGCAGCGAGCCGTCAGCTTGATACACGAAACTGAAGTGATCTTGTAGAAACTTCTTTCCGTATTGTAATTCCTTTTCGGAAAGCCTCGGCTGCAGTCCCTGGAAGAAGGGCTTGCCAACTATCTTAGATATAAGTTTCGCTATGTGTATATCAGGTTGGTTCTCAAAGCTTGCTACTGCAAACTTCCAACCTTTTTTCTTTGCCAAGTTAATCATAAGTTGATCTACGAACTCACTCTTCCCAGAGGAGGGATGCCCAGTTACTATAGATAACTGTGATGGCACTATCGTGAATAGATCATCTACGTTGCTGTACCCTGTTGACTCACCACTTCCAAAACCTTCATCATATAGCTTGTCCAACCTTTTGAAGAAATGTTCGGCAGAGTAAAGCCCTGACACGGGAAAGGGTTCTGCCTCATCTATCAGCGTTAAAAGTTCAAGTGAACCTTTCTTCATCAAAACATCATTTGCATCTTTGCATCCGTCTGGATACTCAAGCCTAAAACACTTGTGTCTGCCAATACGTCTAGCTATCTCTTCGGACATAGCCTTACCTGCGGAATCATTATCTGTTGCTATAATTACTTTCTTAATATCTTTAAGCTGATCTTTTGCGTTCCAAAGAAACTTAAACTTACTGTCACTCTCAGGATTTATCTCGCCTTCTGCAACTTTCATTACTGCACCATTCGGAACAGAAACTACATTGCTCCAACCAGACTCAAGAAACGAAATGAGGTCAACTTCACCCTCACATATTACAAGTGGTTGCTCCCAATCTACTGTATCAATATTAAAAAATGTTTGTGGTGAACCATTGCAAGCGAAACCTTTTTCTTTGATGGATCGAATTTTGGATGCGTAAACTTGACCCTGATTCGTGTACGGAAACATGATACATTCGGTTTCGTGACCAACTGAATTTATGTAATTCGTGACCGACTTTAGACCGATTCGTTGTGCTGTTTTCTGGCTTATACCTCGTTTAGAAAGCCACTCTAAGCTATTGTTTGTTAACTCTTTTTCGTCTATGCTCTTCATTACTGACATGGGTACTACCTCTTGTTTTTGTTCGTGGAACTCTGAGCCTGAGAGATCACAATGATGGCAAAAGAATACTGCACCCTCCTTGTCAACTTTGACGGATAGAGTCTTCAGACTTTTCTTTTTTCTTTCACGGCACTCAAATGATGGACAATGGATTTTATGTTGACCAACGCTTAAATTGAGAACCATGTTTCTTATATTTAAGTTTTCCATGATTCACTCTCTGACTTTCGTCATTAAAAATGAAAGAGGTTAATTTGTCAAGTAGTCAGGAACATCCTCTTTTCTAAACTCTGAAACTCTAATGATTGTTCGTGGATTTAATTTATCTAACCCCCAGTAAATGTGTTTCTCTTTAACTTGTCTATCGTTGTAGTAGACATAGTTTTGCATACAATCCAAGATTAACGATTCGTCTAGATCAGGTCTTCTTGATGCGTAGTAAATCATCATTTCAACCTTTACATAATCTTCGGTAAGAGGGTCTATCTTGGGTATTTGTTTCTGAAATGCTTTGACGTAATCTAGTGCTTTCTGTGATTTTATCGGAACCATTCTACCTTTAATCATAACCAACTTTCGTGAGTTGGCTTTGCTCGCAGGCTCGCCCTCTATTGTAAACATAACATTAAATAAACTTTTTGTAGTATCTTTTATTGACAAATCCATTTTCACTCCTTATATAAGACTCAACTATAATAAATAAACAGAGTCCACAATGATTACCAACAAGTATGGTCTTCCAGAGGCGTTTGTCAACTTCGCCAAACTAGACAAGTATTCCAAAGGGGATGCAGATATATCGGTTACCCAGTTAATCGATAGTCCTAGAGTTCTTCTTATGAGAGAAGAACATAAGGACAAACTTTCGACTGATGCGATGGATATGGTATTCGCATTATTCGGTACAGCAGTTCACTCCGTACTTGAGGGAGCTACAGGCAAGAACACCTACAAAGAGCAGAGAATAAATAAGAAAGTAAATGGGTGGACTTTATCAGGTGCTATCGATCAGTATGAGATAGAGGAAGATGGCATTGTGATTACGGACTATAAGGTTACCTCAGTATGGTCTGTAATATTCGATAAGCAAGAATGGGTTGATCAGTTAAATGTGTATGCCTTTCTTTTAGAAAAAGAATTAGGCATCCCTGTTAAGACAATTCAGATATGTGCAATCCTAAGAGACTGGAATAGGAAACAAGCGTCATTAAAGCCTGACTACCCCCAACACCCTATAGAAGTGCTAGACATACCTCTATGGTCTTTAGAACAGCGTACAGAGTATGTTGAGGACAGGATGGCATTACATCAGAACGCTAGACAGCTTTTTGATCAGAATCAGCGAATCGTTAGATGCAATAAAAAAGAGAGATGGTCTAAAGATGACAAATGGGCAGTTAAGAAAAAAGGTAGAAAGACTGCCCTAAAGGTTTTCGATAATCAGGATGATGCAGAAGAACTAGCATCTACTAAAGACACTTACGTTGAGTTTCGACAAGGAGAGAACTCAAGATGTGTAGGCAACTACTGTGGAGTTGCAGAATTTTGTTCGCAATTTATGGAGGAGAACGATGGACAAGGATAAAGAATTTAACATGGAAACTGTATTTTATAATTGGCTAGAGGCATGTCCTCTTGCTAGATGGCAAGTAACTGAAGAAAAACAGATGACCGATCATACTCAAGTCACCATACGATTTAAGGTTCCTAAGAAAAGTGCAAGTGAACATTTAGTTGATGGTGAGGCATGATGGCTCCAGTAACTTATTTCGTCTTGTTTTTAATAACATTGCCTGACGTTGAGTCCTCTGACCTATCAGTACACAGACTAGTGTTTAGCTATAAACAAGACTGTATTGAGATGGCACAAGAACTTAGGCAACTAAAAGACCCTATAATAGGAAAAGCTAACTGTGTTGAGGTAGATAACTACGATATAGCAGTAAGAGTACCTCTTAGAAAACCAAAGGGGATGCTATGAGCGATGAAAAGAAATCTGTTTACATTGATTGGGAAGCAACAAAGCTTAAACCTATCACAACAGAACAGAGGAGAAGTCAGAAACTATCTGCGATAGGTAAACGTAAAGCCACGCTTAATAAAGAAATGAATGAAGAATTAAGACAACCAAGGAGAGGAAAAAGAAGAAAATATGAGTAAAATTAATAAATCACAGCAAGAATACAAGGAAGACTATTCCGTATGTAAATTACCAGAAAACCATCATGATTACTATTACATAATACATGATACCGACAGAAGGACAGGTAAGCCAAGAGAAAGAAAAATATATCCAAATTTTTTTATTGACCTTGTTTCTATACCTAGAAAAGTCAGGAAGTAATGACTAGTCACTATGATGAACTTAAAAGCAAATGGTGGGAATGGCACAAAAAGAACCCACAGATTTGTGAGTTATTCGACAAGTTTACTTTTCATGCAATCAATAGAGGGCATAAGAAAATGTCGGCTTGGATGATTATCAATCGTGTAAGGTGGGAGACTAGTGTCGTGACGTATGGCACCCCATTTAAAATTAGTAACGATTACATATCGATGTATGCACGATACTTTATGCATCGGTATCCCCAGTACAAGGGATTCTTTAGAACAAAAACAATATATGGAGAACATAATGAGTGAAAACGTATTTAAATCTTTGAAAGGCATTGATGTCGAAGAAGAGAAATTAGTCGAGAGTAAAAACGGTCTTAGATACATATCTTGGGCAATGGCATGGAGCAGACTGTGTGACATGTATCCTGATGCTACTATGGAGAAGCATTGTAACGAACAAGGATTACCTTACTTCAAGGATGATCAGGGGTGGTGCTTTACAAAAGTGACAGTAACTGTAAAGAGCAAGTCTATAACAGAGATACTACCAGTTCTTAGCTTTAATAATAAACCAGTACAAAACCCTAATTCCTTTCAGGTAAATACATCTCTGATGAGATGCTTGGCAAAAGCTATCGCACTACATGGAATGGGTGTGAAAATTTACTCAGGAGAGGACTTGCAAGATGATTCGTCAACTGAGCCACCTGTAACTATAGAAAGTTCAAGTGAACCTATTACAGTGTTTGAGTCACCACAAGATATCAAACATCCCTTCTCTATCACGAGTCCAACTGGTGAGGTAAAATCAGGTGACGATAGTCTAACAACAATCATATCGGTGTTTGACGAGTTCTTACCTCATTGCAAGAGCAAAGATTCTGTTCTTAAATTCTGGAAAGACAACAAGGTTGGTCTTGCTTTGGTGGAAGAAAAGAATCCTTCTGAGTTTCAACGACTACAGAAAGATTTTAAAGCTAAAAAAGATACTTTTAATTAAGGAGAAAAAATATGGAAAGTAAATTTCAAGGTCCCAATGGGACACTATTCGGAAACAAAAACAAAAAGATGGATAAGCATCCTGATTACACTGGTGATCTAGAGTTAGATCGTGAGTGTATGAACCATCTTATAAGTCAGTTTAACAGTGGTGTTGGATATCCTAAAGTCACACTAGCAGGTTGGAAGCGAACTGTTAAAAAGAATGGTGACGTTTTCTTATCGATAAAGGCAAGCGTTCCTATGGCTAGAACAGGAAGTCCTGCACCGAAACCTCAAACACAAGATGATGACTTCTCGTTATAAGATACGAGATAAGAAGTATCTTGGCATTGTGAGAAAAGAGCCTTGCTTGATTTGCGGTAAGGATAGTGAGGCTCATCACATTATGTATGCAGAACCTAGAGGTGTGGCTTTAAAGGTCGGAGACAACTGGACAGTTCCAGTTTGTCACGAACACCACATGTCTATACATCACTACGGAAACGAAAAGAAGTGGTGGATATTCCAAGG